CTGTGGGGCGGACCATTCGAGCAGTAGAACCGCGCCCGGATCCTTGTCGCCGAGCCGGTCGAGGGCCCGCTGACGGTAGGCCGTCATGAGGTCCGAGGTCGAGTCACCGGCGGTCGAAACTAGCCAGAGCTGCGGCTGATTGCGTTCGGCCATGGTCGGGGCGAGTGCGTCGTCGACGACCTCCCGTTTCACTTTCCAGGCCTCGTCCACGAATACGAACGAGCATGAGTAACCGACGCCTGCCGACTCGTTTGCGGCGTGAACTAGCCACCTATCGCCGGTCGGTATCTCGATCCCGGCCTCCATGTTCCCCCACTTGACTGCCCGTTTCCCGTAACGCTCCGAAGCCCATAGGCCCGCGGGCCTCATGACCTCCATGGCCGTGGATCGCCGGTTAGCCACATGAAGGATCGTCTGGGTTTCACCAAACAGCTCCGCGTTATGTAACCGCCACATGCACACGGCCCGGCTCAGGAATGACTTCCCGCTTTGTCTCCCTACTGTCACCAGGACCGTGGGCCACACGAGCTGCCCATTTTCGTCGTGTTCGAGGGCCCGAGTCAGGGCATAACGCTGCCAGGCCCGCAGCTGCATCCCGTAAACGTCACTTAGCCACTTTTCGGCAGCCTCCCCGTAGGACCCCCGGACCGTCGCAGGCTGCGCCGTTTCGAGTCTGGGCAAGGCGAATCCGTCCGGGTGGTATCTGGCACGCGATGGCACGTTTTGGCGTTTTCCGGGCCCTGGGGGAGAAAGAAGCGAGGGGGCGGCGGGAGTGTCGGCTGTGGTCTCTAAAGAACGCCTATGTGGCTGTGTGGGCTTTCTCGCGCCTGTCTGTTTGTGTTTGTTTGTCATCGAGCGTGAGGCTCCGAGTTTGCCTCCGTGGCTGCGGTTGCAGTCGAGGTGTGCGATCCCTGCCCCGTCGAGGGATGGGGTGGCCTCCCCGGTCTCGACTAGGGGCGGCTCGTGGTCGGCGCTTGGGCCTTGGGGGTGGTTTCGGGGGAGTGACATATCGACTGGATATCCGCACCTGATGCACACGGGTTCGCAGCGTTCTAGTACCTGCCGTACCCATGCCTGGTAGCCCTTTGTGCGTCGCGGGTTATCCGGCATTCGGTAGGCCCTCCCCCCGGAGGATACGGTGCCGTGCTTCGACCGGGTAGCCCTTGGCTACTGCGTCTAGGTATTTTACCCAGCGGCTGTGTGTGCTGGGCCTGCACCATTGGCATGGTGCGGTGCTGTCGCCTCGATCTCGCCAGCCTCGATAGCAGTCCATGTGGTCGCAGCTGCATCCGGGCTTGCGACAATGTGCGTCGTATTCCTCTTTGCTCATCGTTTCCCCTTAGGTTACGGCCGGTCTCGGGCTCGGGCGGTGGCCCGATCCCGGCCTAGTTGTGCTTGCGTTTACAGACATAACTCGCCCTACCTGGCGGGGGCCTTCGCGGTCGTAGTGCTTCCTCCGTCATGCTACGAAGCCGCCTCCCAGGTGCTAACTACGCCGGTCCTGGTATGCCTCGGCGCTTGCGTTCTACCCTGTCAGGTATTCCTCGACCGTGTCGACTTTGTCGAGGCCTTCGAGGACAGCGTTGAGCCCGTGATTGTCGAGCTCCTTGATGACCGTGATGGGTGTGACGCCGTTCAGCGCCAATATCGCGTTTATCACCTGCACCACCTGGTCATCCGGGATGTTCTTGTCACGGCACCGCCCGCGCAATAGGCCAACCTGCTTGTCATTTATGCGCCGAGGGTATGTGCCCTGCGGGGGCGGTGGCTTATCGTAGAACGGGTCATTATCGGGAGCTCCACTACCCCGTTCCCAGCCTCCTTCCCGAGCCTTAGCGGCCCGCACTTCGTCAGCTGTGGCGACGCCTTTCTCGATCCCAATACCGATAGCTGCCAGGGCACGGCCCCAACACGATGTTTCGAGATTCTGAATCTCGCTGCCGCGCGTGTACGGCGTGAGGCCCGGGATGATTTCCCATGCCGTACCGATACCAGGCGTGGTATCTGTGCGGTCCCGGTACGCATAGGCCCGGCCTATCGCCCAGGTTTTGCCCTCGACCGTGGTGATCTGGACGGGCTCGAGCTGCAAGGATCCTTCCGGGTAGGCCTTGTAGAAGGCCCGCATACGTTCGGCGACGGTTACGTAGTCTTTCAGGTCAAAGCTCATCGCTCGGCCTCCAGGTCGCTGTGGGCCTCGATGTAGTGCCGCTTGTAGGCCAGGTAGTTACCTGTGCCGGTGGTTTTGCATAGGTGGCAGGCCCAGCGGTTTTCACGCGTCATGAAGGTCATAGGTCAGCACCTCCCCGAGTTTCCGCACAATGTCGGCGGCCTGGGCCTGGTCGAGCATGACGTGTGTGATGTTGCGGCCGTCCTCGATCCAGGCCTGGACGGTGTTGCCCATTCGGACTATTTCTGTGTGGAGGTGTTCCCCTCCGATGCTTTGCATAGCCATACCGTTTCCCCTTGGTTGGGGCGGCTGGGGGCCCGACCTGGTCGGGCTCGTCCGCTTGTAGCGTGTGGGCCCCAGCCGCCGTGTGTTTACTGTATTCCCTCGATGTGACCTAGCAAGCCCAGCACGGCCAGGAAACCGAGCATGGCTGCCCACGCGGTTACGCGCAGTCTTTGACTTTCGCCCCGATTGTCAGGGCGTGTATCGAGCTCCAATGGTGTTTCCCCTTTCCTTTCCAGTAGGTTCGCCAAAATACGGCATCCTGTACGGCTGGCGGGGCTTTGTAGGCCCTGTCGTCCGCGTATTCCTCATACCCGGCCAAAGTTGCGTAGTGCTCCCAGGTCGGTTGTATGAACTGATAGGCGCCTGATCCGTAGCGCCCGTTCGATCGGTAGTTCCCCCGTGACTCCCGCCACATGACGCATTTACGGAACGGTTCCGCCTCTGCGACATACCACCGGCCCCGATAGGTGCTGTCGGGGATCTGGTTCGGGCCTGTTGCAAGGACCGCCGCTAGGACGGCCATCTCGATCACGCGTCCTGCACGGATCGCAGGACCGTCACGTTTCGCCCCGCAGGGTGACGCCGGACGGCTTCGACGCTTGCCCGTATTAGCCGGGCATGGCCTCCTGGTGTTCGGTGGCCTTCTATCACTCCTGCCTCGAAGTAGCGGCCGACGGTGTCGGTCGATACGCCGAGTATGCGGGCAGCTTGCCCGGAGGATAGGTACTCGTGTTCGCTCATCGTTTCCCCTTTCCAGGATCGACGTTAGCGGGTTTCATTTGTTTGGCGCGAGCGACGCGCCGTGTCCTCGAAATACCAATCGAGGTCGGGTTCCTCTGGTTTCCCTATTTCGGTTGTGAAGCCTAACGATATCGGGGCGGTTTTTTCGTCCTGATCCTCGACCTCGACGGTGACGGCCGCCGATACCCCGGCGATAGTCAACAGGAGGGACCGTAGGGACCGCAGGCTGATAGGCCCGTCATACTCGACGGTTACCTCGCCCACGGTTATTTTCACCACGGCCGGGCGGACTCCTCGGCTATGAGGGCGTAGCCGATAACGTCGATGTAGTGGTCGCGGTCGTAATGCCTGGATCTGGCTAATTTTTGGAGTAGGTTGCAGATGGCTACCTGGGCCGGTGAGATCTCCCGACCTAGGTATGCCGCCCAAAGTTGGGCCGTGCGCTGCATGGTTTCCTGGGCGTCCCCGTGCGTTACGGCCCTGGGGCCTGTTATGGCTTGTATCGCTTGTATGGCGATTTTGTCGTCGATCATGCGTCCCCCTTAGATTGGTCGTGTCTGCCCCGAGGGTAATACTTTGGACCAGGCGCCACACCGGCAAATCACTTTGGCGTAGGCTGATGTTTTCGTCGTGGTGATCCCGGCCGGTGTGAGCTCCCGGGATCCGCACGCCGGGCAGGTGGTCACATCCCCCGACCATAGCCCGGCGTGTGGCATTTTGAGCCACGGTTGCATCACTCGAAACAGGAGCTCGGTCACTAATACGTCCTGTTTGTTATAGGCGCGGAACTTTGTCCAGGCTTTGTCGTCGTCATCGAGGACGCGTTTCCAGAGCTGCGCGACCCCGGTTTCGAGCTTGGTGGGCAGGCCCAGGGTTTCTGTGACGTATCCGAGCCGGTTCGAGGCGAACTTGTAACGGCCCTTTATGGCCCGGTACAGGTCAATGTCGTGCCAGGGTGACGGGGGCGGGTAGCCGTTTTCGATGAATGTTTTCAGGATGATGGGCAGGTCGTGGCCTTTGCCGTTGTACGTGATGACGAGGTCGGCCTGGTCCAGGAGCTGCCAGAGGTCGTCGAGCATTTCCTCGACGGAGTCGTGGTATTCGGACCTAAACACGATTTGTCTTTGGTCGAGCCATTTGGCGGCCCAGCAGAGCATCCGGGCGGGTTCGATGATCTTGTCCGGCGTTATGTTGGCGCCCCATAGGTCATAGGTTCTGACTAGGTGGGGGCTGTTTTCGATATCGAGGGTCAGGATCCTGGGTTTTCCAGGTTCCCGAGGTTTCGACACGGCCGCGCTACTTCCCGAGTATCGGTAGCGGGAAAGGCCGTCGGCCCATGACGGGTTTCACGTTTGTGAAGCTGACGTGGATGTGGTGATGGTGCCCGTAGCCGGATCCGCGCCACGTCCAATAGGTGGTCGGGTATGTGCCGGAGGCGATTTGCCCGTCGTACACGACGTACTTGAGTCGGTCGGATCCTGGGGCCCCGGATCGGGCGTATTCGAGGAGCTGGTCCGCTAGGGCCCTGGCGGCGCGTCGTGAAAGTCTTTCGCTCCACGGGACTAGGTCCGCGTCGATATCAAGGGCGTGTACCCATCCGCGTGCGTCCGGGTTGTGATCGGATTTCCGGGCCCGGTGGGCCCGGTCCCCGATCCAGCCATCCGAAGCCTTATCGCGGGACGGGAAACGCTTATTTACCTGGTCGCGGAGCTTTACCCCGGCTGCCACTAGGCGGGCCATTATTCGCCCTCGATCTCGATTTCGGCGCTATCGGCTATATCGCTAGGCCTCGGAGTCAGGTTTGCCAGGGCTGTTACGGGGGCGGCCAGGCCTAGGACGGCAGTCACGAGGGCAAGCCACAATGGTGCGGACTCCGCTGAGATGACGTCGTAAGCCACTAGGAGGGCCATAGCGGCGACGGCAGCCGTGTAAAGGTACTTGCGGGCCTCTCGGCTCATTAGGCGGTCCACGGGGCTCCTAGCGGTTGTGGTTGTCGATGTGGTGGTCGAGGCGGTTTCGGAGGTCGCGTACTTCCAGCTCCGTGCGGGCCCATAGATCCCGGGCGGAGTTGCCGCCGTTTGGCCGGAACTCGGCCGAGATAGCGCCGACTTCTCGCCTAATTACCCACATGAGAGCTCCCAGGATGATGCCTAAAATGGTCAGCAGGCCGACAACCACGCCGACGAGTTCAGCGGGCTCCACGTCACTTGGCGGCCGCCGCCATTTTGGCGAGCGTGATTGCACGAGCCTTGTCCCGTGCTGATTGAGGCATAGCCTTCGCGGCCTTCTTGGGCTTCGGTGTTTCGGTCTCGTCGATGGCTTGCTCGCTCATTTCATGCCTCCATTAGGGTCGGGTACATCACGGCGATCATTTCGTCAGTAAATCCCAGACTTTTTGCGTGGGCGATGGCAGCCTCTCGGGCTACGGCGCGCTCTGAAAAAATCTGCTTAGCCATAATTACGTTTGCTTCGTGCTCGTCTTGATCGACTTTGCGTTGCTCTAGTTCGGCTGGCGTGAAATCACGTTGCACGGTTTCGCCGGTTTCTGCAAAGATTTCTACTACGTTTGTCATGTTAGTTCCTATACCCGTAAACGCGGACCTGTCCGGTCATATTGCCGGTTGAGGTGCTGAGTGAAAATCCGGTGTAGGCCGTGCTCAGAGAATGTGTTAACGATTCGACGTTTATGTACGTGTTGGTTCCGTCGTTAATTCTCGCGTTTGCTATTGCGACTGTCGCGGCTGCTTTGTTAGGGCCAAAAACGTCATACACGACGCAGGACCGGCCATTAATGCCATTAAAATTAAACGATGTGCCTGTCGTTGTGTTGGCACTTAC